CGTCGACCGGCGCGTCTTCAAACTGATCCGGACCTTTCATCTCTGCGACCGCGGGATGTCAGGCCATGTTTGGCCGGACGGTGGCGGGCTCATGGACCAGCCGAACCTCTTGGTTGAAGCGTGGAGCGTCATTGGCACTGCGCTTGACCGAGCCAAAAAGGGAGAGGATCAATGATCGGCGTATCGGTACGGCCCGATTTGGATGCCCTCCTGCGAGCACAGCAGAAGTTCACGAGGTTCGCCGAGCGCCGCTTGCTCGACGAGAGTGACAGGGCGGCAGCCGAAGCGAAGGACGACATTCGCGATGAGATGTCCGCCGCTCGGCTGGGCAGGCTCGGAAATGCTATCGGCTACACGTCAGACAAGAAGCTGGGCAAAGGCGTTCACCGGAGCGGCGGCCGCACGTCAGCATCGGGCATCGTTTACGTGCGGTCGAAGTCCGATCGAACGGTCGGCGCGATCAACGCCTATACCCAAGGCGCGAAGATCACACCGACGAACAGCAGCGGCTGGCTCTGGATTCCCAGCGACGATATCGCCGCCCGCGCGGGAGGCCGTCGCGGCAAGAAGATGACCCCGTCGCTCTACGTCAAGTTCGGGCTGGACAAGAAGCTTGGGCCATTGGTGCGGATCGAAGGGCCGACCGGGCCGCTGCTGATCGTGAAGAATGTCGGGATCAACTCGGCAACCAAGGCTCGTTCGGCCAGGTCGCTGACGAAGAAAGGTCTGGCTCGCAAAGGTCAGACCAGGGTGGACTTCATCATCGCGTTCACGGGGATCAAGGAAACGTCTCGGCTCGCGCGCCTCAACCCGCGGGCGATCGCGTCGCGCGCGGCTCAGCGGATGGCGAAGAGATTGCAGTCGAACTAAGAGCCCAAACCGACAGGCTTCAGGTCAATGCAGAAGGCGTTCGGTTTCGGCACTTAAGCAGGTGACTCGCGCGCTCAGTTCCCACTGCTCGTACTTCTCTTGGTTCCGGCGTTTTGCCCACGCATCCCTAACCTGGGTAGCCTTGGCGCAACGGACTGAGGCGCTTGCGCGGTTGTTTTGCAAGAACTCATACTCCTGCTCGGCGTCCTCCGCCGCTCGGTCACACCCAGCGAGCGCAAGCGCTGCAACGATTAGAATAGTTGTCCTCATGGGGATGACATAGCCGCTCCGGCTGAACCCGACAATATGGCCCCCCTTGGAAGCCGCCCCATAACCCGGGCGGCTTTTCCATGCTCGAAAGGAATCGCGCGAAGATGAGTGAAGGTTCGACCTTTCCAATCTTCATCCGTCCTGAATTGCAGGACGGCTCGCCCGCGTTCGCGGAGTTCGTGCGTCGGGCCGGCTCGGCGTCGAAGCAGGCCGCCGACAGCTTCAAGGCCGACTTTCGCGAAGTCACCAACGTCATCAGCAATGCGGTTACGAAAGGCGTCCAGGGCGGAAAGCTAGATCTCGACGTCTCGCAGTTGAAGCAGGCCTCAGCCGAGGCGAAGCTGTTCCAAGAGGCCTTGAACGGCACCCTTCGCACGGCCCAGCTTCTGGCGGCCGAAACCGGCGACACTTCGACGGAAACGCGTCAGTATATCCTCGCACTCGAATCCGCCAGCAAAGCGCAGGACGAGAACCGCCGCGGCATTGAGACACAGATCGCGACGTACAGCCGGTTGCAGGCCGCACTTGACGTCACGGCTGACAAGAACTCGAAGCTGGCCGCCGCGTATCGCGAAACTTTCGCGGAAGCTGCGCGCCTCGCCCGTGTGGAGGTCGACAATCGGTCCCTTGGGGCTGCAATCGCGCCGGCCATGGGCGCGCGCGCCACGGACAATGGCGCTTCGTACAGCGCTCTAGCCGAGCTTCAGGACAAGCTGATCCGGCAGGAAGAGCTTTACGGCCAGATCGCCAAGCGGAATCAGCAGGCCGTCGCCGGAGCCGTGGATTTCAATCGCCGAGCGACCGAGCAGTACGCTACCGCTCTGGCGCAGCTCAAGACGCAACTCGACCCGATCGGCGCGGCTCAGGCGGAACTGAACCGTGAACTCTCATTCGCTGCCGAGGCGTTCCGCCGCGGCGACATCACGGCCGAGCAGTATCAGACCCGCGTCACCCAGCTTTCGGTTGTCGGAAAGCAGCTCACCGAGACGCATCGCGCGCTCCGGCAGGCCTCTCTGCAAGCCGGTCAGCAGCTTCAAGACGTAGCGATCAGCCTCTACTCCGGACAGCAGGCTAGCGTCGTCTTCGCTCAGCAGCTTCCCCAGTTGGCGTTTGCGCTCAGTGGCTTGGAAGGGAGCGCGAACAAAACTCACAACCGGATCGGGCAGTTCGCGACGTTCCTGAGTGGGCCCTGGGGCGTTGCGGTCGGCTTGGGCGTCGGCGTGCTGGGAACACTCGTCGCGAACCTTCTCGACACAGATGACGCGGCGTCCAAAGCTGAGAAGACGACCTATGACTTTTCGAAGGCCCTAGACTTCAGCCGGCTTTCGGTGGGCCAGTTGTCCGATGCGATCGGTCAACTGAACCAGCAAACTGAAAAGCTAATCTCGACGCAGGCGCGCTTCGCAGAAGTTGCACTGTCCAATGCGCAAACGGCAGTTTCGAACATCGACAAGCGCTTGGCCGATATTCGCCGTGAGATTGACGCCCTTGGCCCCGAGCGGACCAGCGGGCAGCAGTTGCTGTATGGCTTTGATGTCGCCACCGAGCGTCGCCGCGCCGAATTGAGCCGCGAATACAATACGCTGCAAAAGGACCGCGACGACGCGATTGCGTCCGTGAACGCGGCTCAGATCAACCTCGCTCAGCGCGCCGTCGAAGAGCTCACCGACGTGTCGTCGAAGCTAAAGGGCGAATATGATCGAGCAGTTGCTGACTTGGTCACCCGCAGAACGGCCAGCCAAGCGTCCGAGCAGTCGACGGGCGTATTGCAGCCCAGCGACTATATTTCGAAGGCTGAATTTGACCGTCAGATCCTGTCGCTGAAGCAGCGCTACGATCGAGACATAAAATCGTACCGCGATTCCCAGCGCACGACGACGCCTCGCCGCTCACCGCAGCAGGCGATGAACGACTTCATCCGCGAACTGGAAAGCCGCGGCATCGACGTGATCTCGGGTTACAGGACGGCGTCGAAGCAGAACTCGCTCTATCGGCAGGGTCTCACCCCTCTCGACGGCTACAAGCGCCCGAGCGCGCACCAAGCGTACCGAGCGGTGGACGTCGACAAGAACACGCTGCGCGAAGACCAGGCATATGCGGCTGCTCAGGCGGCGGGCATCAAGGGCCTGAAGATCGTCACCGAGAGCGGCGGCCGCAAGCACCTTGAGTTCAAGGGGTACGGCGCCGCCGGCGAAGTCGATTACTCGTCTGCCCAGAAAGATGCCGAAAAGGCTGTCCGCGCGCAGGAGCAGCTTAACCGCGCCATCGACCAGTCGTCTGACAGTGTCGCGCGCCTGCGCGGCGAGTTTGATCGGGCGCCTCGGGAAATCGACCGCGCCAACGCCGCGGCCGACCGGCTGAACGAAGAGATCGCCAAGGCGGAGCAGCAGTTGAAGGGCGGCGGCCTCACGGAAGAGCAGCGCAAAATTGTCGAAGCCACGAAGAAAATGGCGGAGGACACGCGCGACAATCTCCTGCCCGATTTCAAGGCGCGCCCTGTTGCCGACGAACTCGATGCGATGCAGCAGCAGGTCGACCTTCAGCGCCTACTTCTCCAAGGCCGCCGCGGAGAGCACGACATCGTGCAGGATCAGATCGATCTTGTCCGCCTGCTCGGCGGCGAGCGGCTGGACGAGTTGGAGACGCTGATCAAGTCGGCCGGCATCTCGGACGCGCAGCTTGAGACCTATTACCAGCAGCGCGCGGCACTCCGCGGCCAGAATATCGAACTCGAAAAGCAGCAGGAGAAGCAGCAGCAACTTCTGCAAATCGTGGACGATATCCAGTCGGCCACGAAAAGCGCGATCTTCGACTTCTTCGATGGCAAGGGCCTCGGCGCCGCGAAGAGCTTCATCAACGATCTCTACGACATCACCAAGCGTCAGCTCACCGAAGAGATCTTCACGGCAGTCTTGGGCGATTCCTTCACGAACCAGAAGCTCAAGATCCTCGGCCTCGACCAGGTCGACAAGACCGGCAGGGAGATGGCCTCTGCTATCCGCGTGACGATCGACCCCATCCGCGACCTCGGCAATGTCGCTGCGGAAGCGGTTCGCCAGATCAGGGGCGCAGGTGCTGCCAACGACAACAGCCTGATAGGCGGTCTCGGGAGTTCGAAATCCGCGAGCAAAAGCTTGGGCGGTCTCATCCCGTTCTCGGAAGACATTGTCGTCAACGGCTATCGCTCCATCGACAATGTCGGCGCGGAGATAAAGCGGCTCAACAAGACCACCAGCGACGGCCTCGGCAAGGGCGGCGCGCTGGCAAAGGGGCTCGGTGGGTTCGGGGACATCCTGAGTGGCGCCCTCCGCGGTGCGGCCATGGGCGAAGCGGCGTCGGGCTTCCTCAAGAGCATCGGCGTCAAGAGCAGCAAGACCGGGGGGCAGATTGGCGGCGCGATTGGCTCACTGTCGGACATCCCCGGCGCGGATATCGCTGGTTCGTTCATCGGCAGCATCGTCGGCGGGTTCTTCAAGAAGACGCCGAAAGGCTCGTCGACCATCACCGGTCTTGGCGAAACAACCTATTCCGGCTCCGGCAAGCTTCGTGCCGGGGTGACGGGCCTTGCTGGCGGGGTGCAGGACCAGCTCAGCCAGATCATCGACACGCTCGGCGGAGACCTAGGGAATTTCGCTGTGTCGATCGGCCAGCGCAAAAAGAAGTTCACCGTCGACCCAACCGGCAAGGGCCGTACCAAGGGCGCCGGCGTCCAGAGCTACGCGACCGAAGCGGAAGCGCAGATGGCAGCCCTTCGCGACGCGATTCTCGACGGAGCGGTCAAGGGCATCCGCGCGGGCGCCCAGCGGCTGCTTCAGTCGGGTAAGGACCTCGACAAGCAGCTCGCCAAGGCCGTGGATTTCCAGAACGTCTTCGATCGCCTGAAGGAAATCGACGACCCGGTGGGCGCGGCCGTTGACAAGATCGATCGCGATTTCAACCGGCTCCGGGATATCTTCACCGAAACTGGCGCGAGCGCTTCCGAATTTGCTGAGCTTGAACGACTCTACGGCATCGATCGCGCTGCCGCGATCAAGGAAGCGAACGAAAAGGTCGTTGGCTCGCTCAAGTCGCTGCTCGATGAACTGACGGTCGGCGACAATGGCAGGTCGATTCGCGATCGCCTGAGCGCTGCCCAGACGGCATATGACCCGCTTAAGGCGCGTGTCCTTGCCGGCGACAAGACCGCTTATGACGAATACGCCCAAGCGGCCCGCACGCTGCTCGATATCCAGCGCGAGTTCTCCGGCTCGCAATTGGGATATTTCAACCTTCTCGACGAAGTAACGAGCATCACGAAAGAGCGCATCGCCGCGGAAGAAAAGATCGTGGCCCTCGCGACGGACAGAGACAGCCCGTTCGCGTCCAATGGCGCCGCCAACGACAACTATGCCCCGGTTGTCGGGGCGATCGAGCAGCAAACGGCGGACCTCCTGCGCGGCTTTGCGTCGATAATGTACGGTAGCGGCAGCTCGGCTTACGTCGATATCGGCCGCTTCCTCAATGAGCCCTTCAGGTGATCGTATTCATTGAGGTCACCCCACGGTGGCCTGTTGCATCCGACCCCATCCGTGCTTGCTCGGCGGCGGACCGGCGCGCGCAGTCGTGGGACGGCCAGAAATGGGCGGCGGCGATCTATGATCCAGGCTCGCTCGCGGTCTCGCTGTTCAACGGCGACATCGGGTCCGAAGTTGAGAGCCAGACCGCTCCCGTCGTCCTGACCGAGAAGCATCTGCTGAAGCTTTATCCCGACGCGCAGACGGTGCGGTGGGAAGGCGCCACCTTCCGCATGTGGGCGGGCGACTTCACCACGCCCGCGGGCATCGGTGCATATCCGTATGCGAACACGGTCGAGCTGGTCGCCAAGGGTAAAGTCTCGCGGTTCGAGCAGGAAGGCGGCGCGATCAAACTGTCGCTCGATCCTGCCGGCGAAGCGGGACAGACGAACGTCCTGTCGCTGGAATATGCCGGGACCGGTGCCGTGGAAGGCGGCCCGGACCTCAAGGGCAAGCTGAAGCCGTGGGTGTTCGGCCACGCGAAGAACGTCGAGCCGGTGCTGATCAATGAAGATTACAGCGTCTATCAGTTCAGCGCCTATGGCCCGATCCAAGCGGTTGACGCCCTGTATGAGCGCGGCTCGGACTTCGGCGCGCCGACTGCGAACTATGCGAGCTATGCGCTTCTGGTCGCGGCGACGATCCCCGCCGGTCGATGGGCGACCTGTCTCGCGGAAGGGCTGATCCGGCTCGGCGCGCCTCAGTACGGCGTGATCACCGGCGACGTGAAGGGCGACTATACCGGGTCGGTGCAGCGGCGCCACCCCGGCGCCATCCTGCAGCGCATCGCGGCATACCGAAGCATTTCGTCCGACGCGATCAACACCGACAGCCTCGATGCGCTTGACGCCTTTGCCGCGACGCTGCCGGCGGGCGGTTACATCAACGAGGTGCTGACCGAGCAGACGACCTTCCTCGATCTGGCGCGGCGACTGGCGAGCGGCTTCAACGCTCAGGCCGGCTTCACCCTGCTCGGCGAGCTGATCGTCACCCGCGTGAGCATCGGGACGCCCGAGTTCACGATCCACTCGCAGGGCAAGTTCCTGCCGGTGGTCGGATCGTTCGTCGAAAGCGACACGCCGCCGCCGTTCAAACGCATCATCATGGCGGGCGATCGGTCGTGGCGGGTGCATGACCTCGCAAACGACATCGCCTTCTACGCTACGCCCCTCGAACTCGGCGTTTATGATCCGGTCGAAACCTATCGCGAGGGCAACATCGTCAGCCTGCCCGATGGATCGCGGTGGATCTATTCGAACCCGGTGCCGACGTCCGGCAACCTGCCGAGCGATGCGAGCCTTTATTGGTCGCGCCTCAGCACCGCAGTCAGCGGCACGCCTGGTGCGGATGGCGTCAGCAATGCCGTCGTGTTCCTTTATCGCCGCGGCGCGACGTCACCGACCACCCCATCGGGCACCTTTACGTACACCTTCGCGACGGGCGTCCTCTCGGGCGGGACGCTGAATAGCTGGACGCAAGCTGTCCCCGCCGCCGATGGGAACCCGCTGTGGGTCATCGCTGCGACTGCGTCCGCTTCGACTGCCACAGATTCGATCGCTGCGGCCGAGTTCTCTTCGCCGGTGATCAAGGACGGCGCCGGGCTGAACGCCGCGACGGTCTTCCTGTATCAGCGCGCCGCGAGCGCGCCTTCGGTGCCGGGCTCGACCACGACTTACACATTCTCGACCGCTGTCCTGTCGGGGACGCTGGGAAGCTGGTCGCAAACGGCTCCCGCGCATGATGGAAACCCGCTCTATCTGACCACCGCCACCGCTGTGGGAACCGGCACGACGGACACGATCGCGACAGGCGAATGGGCGACGCCGCGCGTGATTGCGGCGAACGGCACGAATGGCCTCGACGGCAATGACGGCATCGACGGCGATGACGGCAAACTGGTCGAGTTCGTCTGGAAGCGAGCGGTGTCGATTCCGTCGACACCAACCGGGAACGGCATTCCCTCGGGCTGGTCGGATGATCCGCCAAGCGGTTCGGACCCGCTGTGGATGTCGAAGGCGAAGCAGGAACTCGACGGGTCGCTTGTCAGCGGTGAGACCTGGTCGACGCCGATCCGGCACGATGGACCGGCTGGCGCGAACGGGACCAACGGGACCAACGGTCTCAACAATGCAGTCGTCTATCTCTATCAGCGCAGCGCGACGAGCCCATCAGCGCCTTCTGGGACGTTCACCTATACCTTCACGACCGGCGTCCTGTCAGGCGGCACTCCCGGCAGCTGGACGCAGGCCATACCGGCAGCGAACGGCGATCCGCTATGGGTGATCGCAGCGACGGCATCGGCGAGCACCGCAACCGACTCCATCACGGCGGCCGAATTTAGCTCGCCGGTCCTGAAAGACGGGGCTGGCCTGAACGCAGCGACCGTATTTCTCTACCAGCGCGCGGCCTCAGCGCCATCTGCGCCCAGCTCGACGACCACATACACTTTCGCCACCGGGGTCCTCTCCGGAACATTGGGAAGCTGGACGCAGACCGTACCCGCTCACAGCGCAAATCCGCTGTATATCACCACGGCGACCGCTCTTTCGGCAGGCGCTACGGACACGATTGCAAGCGGCGAATGGTCGACGGTCAGGGTGCTCGTGGAAGATGGAAGCGACGGCACCAACGGCATAAACCCGGTCAGCGCATTCCCCGTTCCCGCCAACAAGCAATTCACAGCCGACAACGACGGCACGGTGAAGACCGGACAGTTGCCGTTCAACATCGCGATTGACGGTTTCAAAGCAGGCGCGACCATCAGCGGCACGGTGACGATCAACGGCACACCTTCCGGCTGCACAGCTACCGCGATTTCGGGCGGCTTCACGATTGACACTGTTTCTGCGGACGCTGGCTTCGTGCCTTGGCGCTTTACAGCGAGCGACGGGCAGGTCGTGGATGGCAAGGTCAGTTTTTCGCGCCAGCGCGACCCCGCATCGGGCGGCCAAATATCGGTGAACTTCAGCAGCACTTCATGGTGGGGCAGTGGTTCTTATGGGGCGACGGGCCCAAGCACAGTGCTGCCGGCATCTTCTGCAGGCAAGCTGGGCATTGCCGGTTACGCCAGCTTTTACTGCTCGGGGAACGGCGAAGCGCGTCTGACCGCCAAGCTGCAATATCGCGCGGTCGGCAGCGGAACCTGGATCGATAGCGGCTTCACCTCGGGGCCGAGCATAGCGATCAAAACGCCGGACCTTCCCGGAGAGCCCGGCGAAAATACTCCAGGCGAGGTCAATCCCGGCGGGACGCTTACCGGACTGACCGCGAACGGCTCCTACGAAGTCCAACTGGTCGGTTCCAGAAACGCATCTTACAATGCCATCGCATCCGCGACCGGCTTCATCACATTGACGCAGGTCCTCTGATGGCTCTCGCTTTCCGACACGTCGAAACAGGCACGATCTGCACGCCCGACGACGCCGCCGACTATGGCGCTCCGGATTGGGAGCCGTTGCCCGACACGCCCGAGGGACCAGGGCCGTGGGACTGGCACGGCGACAACTGGATCAGGAATGACGCCCCCGCCTTTGTGCTGCTGCGATCTGAGCGGGATGTCCGCTTGCTAGCCTGCGACTGGACGCAGCTTGCCGACGTCCCGGAAGACACACGGCTCGCATGGCAGCCCTATCGCCAGGCGCTGCGCGACATGCCGGAGACCGCCGACCCGTTCGAGCCCGAGTGGCCGACACCGCCGTAATCGAAGGAGAAGACCGATGAAGAAAGTGCATGCCCTTGCGCTGCTCTGCGCGCTCGCGCTCGCAGCTTGCGCCACGAACTCGACACTGCCGAACGGTCCCGTGAAGGAAGTCCCCTGCGGCCCCGGTCCCGGCCCGAACGGCCAGCCCTGCCCCTAAACCGGTGGATGACCACGCCAAGTTGGTGATCGGCAGCATCCTCGCTGCCGGCGCCTTCATCCTGATGGCCGCGATCGCGGTCTTCGCCTGGTTCGACAACCGGAGAATCCGATGATCGCCGCCGAGTTCGTCTTTCGCACGATGCAGGCCGCCAACCTGCTTGCGGGCCTCATATCGCTCTCCATCGCCTGCCTGCTCGTATATGACGCATGGACGGCCGAACGGCGCTTTCAGCCCGCGCTGATGACGCTGCGGACGAAGGTGTTCGCTTCCCTGATGATGCTGATCGGCTCAGTGCCGATCCTCGCCTTCTATCCCCGCCTCTCGCATATCGACATCGCCTGGCTGGAAATCACCGGCGACGTCGCCAGTCGTGCCGGCGCGCTCGGCGCTATGTTCGCCATGTTCTTCGCTCTCGGGCTCGCAACGGCGATCGGGAGCCGAAAGCCGCGCCGCATCGCAATCGTTTGGCTCGTCCTGCTGTCCGGCGCTTTCGCCGCCACTGCGCTCCAAAATGTCGGCTAGCGCAGGGGCCGCAAAGGCCGCGACCGGCGGCATCGCAACAGTTTCCGTCGCTCTCATTCCTTCCGATTGGCCCGCTCTGCTCGCGGTCGCCTGCGGCGTCGTCGTGGGCACCGCAGCGGCATGGGCCTGGGAAGACCAAGAGGGCCGCCCTACCGGCTGGCGCTGGCTGCGCTGGCAGGTCGCCATTTGGGGTCTCGTATATTTCAGCGTCCTCGCCGCGCAGGAGGCCTTCAGCCTCTCGGTTCGCGTCTCGATGGCCGTTGCCGCCGCTGCGGTCTTCCTTGGCCGCGAAGGGCTGACGCGCATCCGTCGCCGTGTGCTGGACCGGATCGAGGACGAGAAGGTCCTGCGGGGAGAGAAGCGCCAGACCGCGCAGGTCGAACTCTCGCGAAAGCGCGTGCTGCAAGACGACAACGACAAACTGCCGCCCGAAGGAGGGATAGCCCCATGAATCGCGCAGATTTCTTCGCATCGATCCGGCCCAGCCTCGGCCCCTTTTCGCCGGCACAAGTCGCCAATATCGAGCGCATTCTGGATGCCGCGGCAGGCGCCCCACTTTCGCACCAGGCCTATATGCTCGCGACCGTCTGGCACGAGAGCAATACGAAGATGGAGCCGGTGCGCGAGGCCTATTGGCTGTCCGAGGCGTGGCGGAAAAAGCACCTTCGCTACTGGCCTTGGTACGGCAGGGGTGATGTTCAGCTCACCTGGCTGCCGAATTACAAGAAAGCGGACAAGGCCTGCTCGGATGCCGGTCTTTGCAAGCCGGGCGAAATCCTCGCGAATCCCGACAAGGTGATGGAGCCGAAAATCTCGGCGTTCATTCTCCGGCGCGGGATGGACGAAGGCTGGTTCACCGGCGTGAAACTGCGGAACTGCCTTCCCATGAAGGGAGTTGCGACGCGGCCTCAGTATATGGACGCGCGCACGATCATCAATGGGCGCGATAAGGCGGATCTCGTCGAAGACTATGCCCAGATATTCGAGCGCGGTCTGCGGGCGGGCGGCGTAGCGTGACCGTCGTCGAA